TGCTGCCGCCCGTCTTGGCCGTCGCCCCCGGCGTGGAGAAGGAAGAACCATATCCCGCGCCGCTCAGACCCGCTCCGATTGCGGGACTGAGACTTGCCAACAATCCCGTCGTCCCCGGCTGCTGATACATGCCCTTCTGCACCATGTTGATGTAATCCATCGCCGTCTGGATAGCGGGGTTGTTCTGGGGCTGAGTGCGCAGGAATTCGTTAAGTTGCGCCGCCATGTCCGCCTGTTCCAGGTTACGCGGCAAGGCCCCGTAAGTCTGACTGGCCGCGACGCGGGTCAGCGGCTCCTGACCGTAGGCGAGTCCTTGGGGCAGCGCGGCCAACTGGCGCTTGGCGGCATCCTCGGACAGTTGACGCCGGGCCTGCTCATCCTGGTAGGCGAGATTCGATTTCTGGCTGACGAGGTTGCCTTCGAGGTCTTGGAGCGCGTTGTTCTCGGCCCGCTCTCTCGGGGTGCCGTAGAACATGCCGCCCGAGTTGTAACGCTCTCGCACCTGCGGCATGATGTCCTCGTTGAACTGCTTCATTAACGGGGCGCGGACACTGTTGTTGAAGTAGTCCTCGGATGCCTGCGGATTGATGTTCGTGCTGGGTGCGCCCGACAGTTGCGTCTTGAGTGCCGCCGAGCCCCAGCCCGTCGCCTCTGACGGCTGCGCGATGTAGTTGCCAAGGGTATTCAGTCCCTGCTGCTCATACTGACTCGGCCCCGCCGTGAGTTTGCCCGTGTAACCGGGCACCCCCTTGCCAACCTGCGGTGTAAGATAGTTCTCCAGGCCGGTAGCCATTGTGCGCTGGCCGCCGGTGAGGGTGTCGTATTCCTTTATCTTGGGCTTCTTGCCTAGGAAGAAGTCGCCGAAACCACCCATGCTGTGCCTCCTTACGCCGCTGGCGGGTCGAGAAGGGTGTAGTAAACCGCCAGCCGAACCGCACCCGCCGTGAAGTTGCTTCCGTTAGCCGTCAGGACGATGTTGGTCGCCGCCGCGTAGTAGACCGGAGCGGTGATGGTGAACTCGGGAATGCCTGACGTGGTATCCGCCGCAACGGCCACCGTCGCCCCCCAGCGGTCAACGTCGGTCCCGTCGCCAATCTTGAACGAGGTCGCCCCGGTGATGAGGGTAGTCACTCGCGACGTCACGCCGAGCACCAGCGAGCCTGCCGGAATGGCCGCCGTCCAGGTCGCAGTCGCCCCGCTCAGTCCGGCCTTCTCCGTCGCATCCCGGCGCATGTCGTGGGTTGTTACCTGCGCGTAGGTGCGCCGGATGTCATCGGCCAGGAGCTTGCTCAGCGAGTTGAGATAGTCCGCCAACTGCGGCGTTATCCCACTCGGGATTGGCGGAAGATTTCTGAAAGGTAGAAGTCGATTGCTCAATCTATGTCTGGCCCCCGCAAGACAGCCCAGACCTCAAGCGAGGTGATGTCGCAGGGTGCCGTGCCGCTGATCTTGAACGCGCACTTGCGCCCGTAGGCGTCGATGAACTGCGGGCTATTCAGGGTGCAGGCCGCCTCGTCAACCGCCGTGACCCGGCCATCGGTCGAATAGGCGTAGTTGCAGGCCCCCGTGCCTCGCACCCGGAACTGCGTCCACCTCTTGTTGACGTTCGTGTAGTTCTTGGATTCTTTAGCCATCAGAAGGTGAAGTCCTCCGTCCAGAACCACCAGTTGAATGACGTGCCCGCGTCGGTCGCCGCCGCGTAGTCAATCTGGTAAGCCTGGCCCCCGCTGGTAATGAACAGGTTTGTCGGGGACAGCGCGGTGCGCACGCGAGAATCGAAGGACCAGAAGGCGCTGTCGATGAGCGTGCTGGTCGAGTCGATAGTGTCCGAGGTAATGCGCTCGTAATAACCGCTGGCAGTAAAGGTATGGGCGAAGCGGAAGATAGAGAACATGTCCTCGTCCACCCCGTAGACCAGCACCGTGTCGCAGTAACCACTGCTGCTCGTGCTCGGGAAGAAGAACCAGACTTGCGCCAGTTCCTCTACCCAGTGCATGAAGGAACGGCCTTGGTAGGTCGGCGAGATGTTGTCCACCAGCCATTTGGAGAGACGTTGCGAGCCAAGGGCCTGGGGGGCTGAGAAACCATCGAAGCGGTAGAGACCATCCCAGCTGAAGAAGATGTCGTATCCGTTCAGGCTGCACAGGGCGCGAGGGGCTGCTAGACCGACACCCCGGAACTTGGTCTCGGTGAAGTCAAAGGGAGCGTCGGCGTTCGCGGTGTAGTTGACCGGGACAATGGACCGCTCCTTGTAGATGTAGAGAAGCTGGTCGATGAAGGAGCAATTCTGGATGAAGTCCACGCCCTCGGCCAGGTTGGTCGAGCCCGACGAGCCGCCCGTCCAGACCTCGGGCAACCCCACGTCGCTCCAGGCCACCCCTTGGGGCCAGACCTTCGCCGCGCCGTCGATGGTGTGCATGGTCACGAGGTGGTTCTGATACTTAGTGACGATCTTGGCCTTGTCGGGGCTGCCACCAAGGGCGGCAATGTCGCCCGTGCCGGTCCACTTTTTGATAACGTCAACGCCATTGGTGAATATCCAGAGGTCGTTCATCGTCTCGAAGGACACCTCGGCGTCGGCGGTGCCCGTGAGCGAGATGCCCGCGCCCGTGATGTCATCCCACGCGCCCGTGACGGTGTTGTAGACGTAGGCCTTGGTCGTACTGACGGCCAGGAGATGCTTCGTGCCTGCCATCAGATAGAACTCGTCCAAGGCCATCGGCACCCCTGCCAGCGTGTTGGTGGCGAAGACGGCATAGCCGGGGCGGACCTTTATCTTGCCGTCCTTGGAGTAGACGTTCTCGGCGTCGGGCGAGTATTCGCCGCCAATCCACTCCGGGTCCATCTGCCGGTTGAGGAGCTTCAGCGGCGGCGCGAAGGTGGCGCGTATGTGCTTACCCCCGGCCACTAGTAGGCCGTCGCCTTGATGATGTAACTGATGGCGTAGTAGGGTGGAATGATGGCCGGGGACGTGCTGCCCGTGGCCCCCGTGCCCGCAGCGGTCGTGTAACCGTCAACACTCAACCCGGCTGCGTAACCCGCCGCTATCTGGGTTACCCCACCGGCATTAGTTGCGAAGGTGGTCCAGACGCCACTGCCGTTAGAGTCAAAGGTCTGGGCGGAACTGTTCACGCCAAAATAGTCATACCACTGATGAACATGGCTCGGGCCGGTGTGGGTGTGGGGGGCGGTGGCAGCCCCACCACTGGCCGCAAGACTGCCCTCGATATTTGACTTGGGGATGCCACTGTCGTCCTGTTTGGCCCCGACGATGAACTTGTCTCTGAGGTCTGGAAGATTGAACGTGGTCGAGGTGTCGCCCACCCCGTAGATGGTGCCAATGGCCGTGAAGAGGTCGGCATAGGTGGTGCGGCTGACCGCCGCGCCGTTGCAGAAGAGATAGCCCGTGGGGACGGTGGCGATGGTGCCCGCCCAGAGTTTGACCACGCCCGCAGGTTCGGCGGCCAGAATGGCGGCCCATGCAGAACCGCTATTGGCCTTGAGCTGAGACAGAGTAGTATCCCAGGCTATCTTGCCACTCAGGTTTGCGAGAGCGGCCACCCCGGCCGTGTTTCCCTGATAGAGCACGCCGATGGTGCCCGGCAGACTGATGATATCGGCCTTGTGGGTGCCGTCGTCGGTTCCGCTACTGTGGGTGGAGAAGTTGTGTCCAACCTGGAGACGTTCGCGGAGGTCGCGTTTGAAGTCTCGGATACGGTCATCAACGATACTGACCGGACTGGAACCTGCGGGGGTAGCCTCGAAGGCATCGTTCCAGGTGGCTGTGAAGGCGGCCGATGCGGGGACGGGACTGGCGAGAAGGGCGGCCAGCAAGATAAGGACAAACCATTTCTTCATCGGCTATCTCCTGCCGGGCACGAAAGCTACCGGCCCGTCGATAAACTGCTTGGAGGCGTCGGCCTCAACGGCCTTCAGGTAAAGCTCGTCACCCTTGCGCGACCAGTAGACAGCCTCGCCGCTGTCCTCACCCTGCCGGGACGCGAACACGTCTGCGCAGGTCTTGGCGATAATCACGTCGTCAATGCCGGTGATGGTCGGCGTACTGGCGTCGGCTACCATGTCGGTCGGCCAAATGTAGCGGCGGGCATAGACCGTGTAAGCCTGGTCGGCCTTGGTATCGAAGAGCATTGTGTCGCCCCACATGCTGTAAAAGCTGGGGCGGTTGGCGGTCTGCGCCGGGTAGGGGCTGGAAATGTCCGTCTGCTCAATGGACCGCTCGCGCAGGGTGGTGTAGCTGTTGTCCACGTCGGCAATCCGCACCTTGAGCACAGACCGGTTGTTGGTCAGCGTTATTGAGGTGCCGTCTATGGCCAGGGTTTGGGTATTCAGGTCTTTGAGGTCGTTCCAGTAGTGGATGAGCACCCGTCCATCACCCTTGGTGTAAACGCCACGCGCAATATCCGAGACCAGCATGTTGAGGATGATTTTGATGTTAGTCGCCCAGGTGTTCTGGCCGGCGAAGCAGCGAAGCTGGACGGCGGTAACGAGTTGTGCGTAGGTCATTCCCATCACTTATCCCAATCCCCTGAGCCCCAGGGCCAGGAGCCGGGGTCGGGGCTACTCGGTTCCGGCCGCCGCTCCTCATTGGTTGGAAGGTCTCTATCGTCTTCGTCCCGGCACCACGAGCGGTTGCAGTTGCCCAGCTCGTTCAGCTTGGCCTTGGGCGTCTGGCGGCCGCACCTACCGCAAACCTCGGTAGACGAGATAAGTTTGTTGGGAGTGCCCGTGAGGGTGCCCAAGGCATCGTCGTGATTCGTCTCCCTAGCCATGCTAGTTCCGACCTTGGGGACGGGCCGGTTGCCCAGCCCGCCCCGGTTAAGGGTTATGGATTCTGCTGAGCCCAGGTGCCCACCTTGCTCAGGGTTATCCAGTTGGTCGCGTCAACCGCCACGATGGTGAGTGACCCGCCAACGGTAGCGTTGTAGACGTATTCAGCCGACGCCCCACCCTCGGAGGTCATGGTGTCGCCAGAGGCAGGCGTAATCCTGAACTCCTGCGCCGCCATGACCACGAAGGTGTATCTCAGGCCAGCCGCAGCTCCGGGAAGCGTGGCGGCCGTGGCACCACCAGCCGCAGCATTGGTGATTACCTTGCCGGAATCGGCTGCCACGACGGTATACCCGTCAGCGTCGTCATAGACGATCATCGGGCCGGTTACGCCACCATCAGCACGAAGGGCTCCGTCCACCTCAGCCGTGCCCTCGACGAACAGGTCATCATCGCCAGGGGTCACGTCAGGAGTTGAACCGGTGCCGATGCGGACATAGCCATTGTCGGCCTGAAGAGCCACGTCTTCACCGGAAGTGTAGAAGGCCCGGTTGACGGTGGCGGCCTGGCCGGCAATGTCACTTGAGGTTACGGCGATGCCGTTGATAGTCGCCGCATTCGAGGAAGTGTCATCGTCGGTATCCACGAGGATGCCGTAAGCCGTCACCCCAGCCCCCGCATCGCCCACGCCCATGTCGATATTGACGCAGGAGGCACCGGTGGTGATGGTGTCGTAGTTGAGGTCCACCACGCCTGTGGTGCTGGTGCTGTCAGTCGTGGCGGCGTCGATGGTAAGGCCGGTTGCAGCCGCGCCCGTGGTGATGGAAACTGCCGTGTCCAGACTGTTGCCGAACATGGCACCATAGTTCACGGTTGAGGCGTGACCGGTAGCGTCACTCGCATCGACATTGAGGCCGACCAGAGTGCTGGCCCCGGTGGTATCGTCATCAAGGTCGATGAGGACACCGCTAACGGTGCCCGCACCAGCCATCTCAGAGGTGATCTTGAC